GGTATAGGAGCCACCTGCGTCGATGTGAGCCTCTAGCTGCTCTGCGTATTGCACTGAATCGCTACGTTTACTCATACCTCCCCCAATTTTCATGGCATTCATAGGAGTTCCTTTCGATTGCGAATGTAAGCTTACCTTACGAGCCGCGTCCTCTTCAAGCCGAGTTCCACCAGGCGCGGAAGCGCTTCACCGTTGCGGTCTGCCATCGCCGGTTCGGCAAGACTGTGATGGCGGTTGCCGATGCGGTGCAGACCGGATTGTGGACGCCGCTTCATCGCCCACAGGTGGCCTATATTGCGCCGACTTATGGGCAGGCCAAGCGCGCCGCCTGGGAGTATGCGAAGGAGATGTGTGCCGGTTTTGGCGGTGTGCGCTTTCATGAGTCGGAGCTGCGCATTGACATGCCGCGCGTGTTGCAGAACGGGCAGAAGGATTTTGTGCGTCTGATGCTGTTGGGTGCCGATAATCCTGACACCTTGCGTGGCATTTATCTCGACCATGTCGTGCTTGACGAGTATGCCGACATGAACCCGAGGCTGTTCCCCGAGGTCGTGCGACCGGCCCTGTCTGACCGCAAGGGGTCGGCGGTCTGGATTGGCACGCCGCGCGGCCAGAACCTGTTTTACGACAAGTTTGAAGAGGCCAAGACCGAAGTGCGGGCTGGGAACGAGGACTGGCACTGGTGTATTCACAAGGCGTCCGAGACTGGCGTGGTTGACGAGTATGAGTTGGCGGATGCGGCCAAGCAGATGTCGAAGCCGCAATTTTCGCAGGAGTATGAATGCTCCTTCGATGCGGCGCTTGAAGACGCCTATTATGGCTCACAGATGGAAGAGGCTGAGCTGGAAGGTCGCATCGGCAGGGTGCCGTTTGATCCGAACTCGAAGGTGGAGACTTTCTTCGATCTCGGCTTTGCGGACGCCACCAGCGTCTGGTTTGCGCAGCGTGTTGGCGGCGCGGTGCATCTGATTTCGTACTATGAGAACTCGGGCGAGGGGTTGCCGCATTACGTTTCGTTGTTGGAAGAGTATGCGCGGAGCAAGGAGAACGGCGGACGCGGCTATACCTATTCCCGGCATATTTTTCCGCACGACGTGAAGGTGCATGAGATCGGCACCGGCAAGTCACGGCTTGAGGTTTTGGAAGAGCTGGGTGTGGTGCCTGACATCGCCCCTAATCTCAAGCGGGCGGACGGCATCGAGCAGGTGCGCAATCTGCTGCCGCGCTGCTGGTTTGATGAAGAAAAGTGCGATCAGGGCATCAGGGCGCTGAAGCAGTATCGTAAACAGTGGGACGAGACGCGCAAGATATATAAGAACCGTCCGAGGCATGACTGGACGTCACATGCGGCGGATGCACTCAGGTATGGCGCTATTGTTACCCCGAGATCGGCCCGCTGGGCAGACCCGATCGAGTATCCCAAGCGGGCGTTTGTTTAGAGTTCAGCAAGCCTCGTTTTGATAGCGCGTTTGATTACACCCTTTACGACCGCAAAGGTGGTGCGTTCGTGGTCGTTGAACTGGGCGATTGTCGCGTACAGATCGATTTCACCGTCGCGGTTATGAAGGTCGTCGAAGTCTGACGGCAGCGCATTTGCGAGATGGATTGCGGCGATATAGATCGGATGACTGTCGCCCAAAGGGAATGGTTGATACCAGTTGAGGGCACCCATAAGGCACTGACCTCGATTGGTGACGTAATCGTTCTGCACCCAGTCGCATGGTTCTGCGAGCATGGCGTCAGCATCGCGCAAGACTGTCAGCGCGGCGTCGTCTTTGAGTTGAGTTGTTTGATCAAGTGGCATGGTGTGTCTCTTTTTATATCGTGATGTTCTTATCGGAAAGCAGCGGGAGACCACCCCAACTTTCCCCGAAACCATTCCGGCGCTGTGCGCACAGCCTCCGTTCAAGTATGTCACTTTCGAATCGGTGCCTTCATTATTTGGTCGCGAAGGCTAGCTCTCCGATAAGAACACCAATGGTTTTTCTTCGATTAAAGGACAGCTTAATCCCATAACAGTACAATTTGCAACTTCTCTGGAGATTACAGAATGAAACAGAACATTGATGTCGGTGACCTTGGTGGCCTGACGCATGAACTGGTGGCCTTGCCGAAGTCTGCCCGTCTGGAGATTTGCATTGGCGGCGAGATTTACACCGGCAAGGTTGAGCTGGAGACTGAACCCGGCTGTGCGCGGCTGCACTTCGACGAGAAGAAGAAAAAGCCAGCGAAGAGCAAGGGCAAAAAGTAATGGTGTCTCTGCTTGATCCCGTCTTACCCGACCCCAGGCTAGAGGCTGTATCTCCAGCCTATCTTGCCTTTCAGCAGCAGGTGGCGAACCCGCAATTTGGCGCGCCTGCGCCACCTGTCGCACCGGCACAGGTTGCGTATCAGCAGCAGCCAGGGCAGGTGCCACAGGCGTATCCACAAACGATTCCGCCTTGGTTGTTACCGGGGTATGAGCCGCCGGGCATGGGTGCGCCTGATCGGGAACGTGAGTTCAGAGCAGATCATGCCGCAAGGGAAAAATATCGGGCAGACCTGCTTGCCGACAGGCTGGATAAAGAAACATTATGGAGAGGTTTGAAGGGGGCGCAATTTGCTCAAAAAGCACTGCCTTTTGCATTCCCGGTGGGATTTCTGGTGGATAAGTTTTTGCCAGAGGGTAAGACAAGAAGCCTTCTTTCGGGTTTCAGTCCATTTGAACATGCCAGGCTCGACGAGGTGGCGCACCGCGATGCACTGATAAGAAATCAGGGACTAACCCAATCATACGGGCCGGGTGCTGTGAGTGATTTTGTGCCCGAGTTCAGCCCCGGTGTGCCTCGTGTTCCCGATCCGCCGCCTAGTTTGTCGAGTGTCTACGAACCGCATCCGGCGGAATTTGGTGGGCAGGCTTTTGACGCTGCACAGGCTGGCGGACAAAACGGCGGCGGTTATGACCCCCGCAATGAGTTTGACCAAGGCTTTGGTGGCTATGGCGACCCAGGTGGCTACTGATGAGCATGAAAATGGCGATCCAGATTCAGCGTCTGGAAGAGCGGATGGATGCACTTGAAAGCCGCGTGAAGGGTGATGTGCCCGAGGCTCACGTTGAGACCCATGCGACCGGCAACGAGCATGTTGGCCCGCTGAGAATTAAGCATGTGGGGTTTGGTCGCTGGGACGTAGTCAACGAGACTGGTGCGCGGCTGAACGGTCACTGGATGAAGAAGGTCGATGCGCAAGCCTTCATCACTGAACATGCTGTATGAACCGACGTACTCGGTCTACGATGAACCGTTTTACATCGAGATTGAAGGTGGCATCGAGGGCAATTTCGGAATTTGCCCGGTCGCGTTTTGCGTCACGGCGATGACAGGCATGGTCGGACAGCGGTGTGCTCGATGCCATGATGAAGGTGACCAATGAATCAAGTTTACCTCCCTGAACTTGGCGGGCTTCGGCCCGTCATTTTTTTGAGGATCAGCTGATGGCTAAGATGACCGAAGCCGACCTCATCGGCATTATCAAGGGAGAAGTCCAGGCAAGCGCCACATTTGTCGGTGGCGAGATCAGCCAGCAGCGCCGCAAGTCGATGGAGTATTACCTCGGCGAGCCGTTCGGCAATGAAAATGAAGATGAGTCCTCGGCTGTTATGACCGACGTGCAGGACGTCATCGAGAGCGCCATGCCATCGCTGATGGAAATATTCGGTTCGGGTGAAGAGGCGGTCAGGTTCGAGCCGGTCGGCCTGGAAGATGAGGACGCCGCCAAGCAGGCAACCCAGTACATAAACCATATCTGGTTCAAGGCATCCTACAACGATGGCTTTGGCACCACATACGATTTTATCAAAGATGCTCTGCTTCAGAAGCAGTCTTACCTAAAAATCTGGTGGGAAGATCACGAACACACGCGCCGCGAGACACTGACCAACGTCAACCTGGCGAAGCTGATCGAGTTCGAGGAAGACAAGCAGATCGAGATCATCGAGCAGGAAGCGGTTGAGGTGCCGCCTGAACTGCTTGAGTTTGCACCGGACGGCTTGTTGTTTGACATCACCATCAAGCATACCGAGACGAAGGGGCGTTGCCGCATCGTCTGCATTCCGCCTGAAGAGTTCCTGATTTCGCGGCGGGCGACCTCGCTCGATGAAGCGACTTTCACCTGTCACAAGGTCAAGAAGACGGTCACTGAGCTGCTTGAGATGGGTTATTCGAAGAAGGTGGTCGAAGGGCTACCGAGCCATGATGAGCAGAACTACAACGAGGAGCGCGTCGCACGTTATGCCCAGGACGAGGAATGGCCGGATCAGCATGATGAAGTGCGTGACCCGTCGATGCGCGAAATCTGGTTATACGAATGCTATCTGAAGGTCGACTACGATGGCGATGGTCTTGGAGAGATGCGGGCTGTGACCACGGCGGGGCCGGGTTACAAGATTCTTGAGAACGAGCTGGTTGACGATCATCCGTTCATCGATATGACGCCGATCAGAATGCCGCATAAGCATTTCGGTCGCTCTCTCGCCGACCTGGTAATGGACATCCAGTTGATCCGTTCGACGGTTTTGCGCCAACTTTTGACTAACATGTATGGGGTCAATTCCAACCGGTATGTCGTCAATGAAAGGGTTAACCTCGATGATATGCTGACGAACAGGCCTGGTGGTCTGGTTCGCGTCGAGGGGGGATTGGACCCGAGCAGCGCTGTGATGCCGTTGACGACGCAGTCGCTCGGGTCTTACGCATTTCCGGTTCTTGAATATCTGGATACGGTCAGGGAAACCCGCACCGGCATCACGCGATACAATCAGGGTCTAGACGCCAGTTCTCTGAACAAGACGGCGACCGGCATCAACCAGATCATGGGGCAGGCGCAGGCACGCCAGCTGCTGATCGCCCGGCTGATGGCCGAGACTGGCTTCAAGAAGGCTTTCAAGAAAATCCTGCGTTTACTCATCAATCATCAGACTGAGCCAGATGTCATCCGCCTGCGCAACCAGTGGGTGCCGATGGACCCACGGTCGTGGAACGCCGAGATGGATATGACGGTGACGGTCGGCCTCGGCCACGGCACCAAGGAACAGCAGGTCATGCTGGCGCAGCGCATGATCGAGATGCAGGTTCAGGCCATCACGTTGCAAGGCGGTGTTCAGGGTCCGATTGTAGATGCCGCCAAGGTGCACAACGCGCTAAAAAAATGGACAATCTCGGCTGGTCTGAAAGACCCCGATGCCTACTGGCTCGACCCGGCAGACCCGCAACAGCAACAGCAACAGCAGCAGCAACAGCAGCAGCCTGATCCGGCAATGATCGAGGCCCAGGGCAAGATGCAGATCGCGCAAGCTGAGTTGCAGGGCAAGCAGCAGAACAAGCAGGCTGAGCTGTCACAGGAGATGCAGATCGAGCAGGCCAAGTTGCAGCAGGAGCATACGCTGAAGATTGAAGAGATGCGTATGAATCATGAGTACAAGATGCAGCAGCTCGAACTCAAGCGCCAGGAAGTCGAGGCGACGGTGCAGATCAAGGATGCCGAGGCGCAGGCGCGTCTTGCCGCATCTGGAGTCAGTGGGCCAGCGGCCGGTAATGGCGGTGAGCCAGTAACGGTTGAAATCGATATCGACAATTAGTGAGGTTGTGCCACTGGACTTTTCTGGTGGAGAAGCCGTCGAAGAGGCGGCATTGCAGCGGTAGATGAGGCGTTCATCTTTGCCGCATTAAGGAGACGATGGATGGCAATAAATACGAAGCCTTCAACAAGTGTTACGGAGATCAAAGAAGTAAGCTGGGGGAAGGACGGCACCGCCAATGTGGAAGAGTCACGGCTCAACAATGGTAAGGCAAACCCCGGTAAGAAATCCGGTGGTAAGAAGGAGCCGGGGATGGCGGGGGCATACTAGTTGAGTGCAGCCGAAGACCATGAACCGCAGCTTAGGGTCGAGAGTGATCGGGCGCATCGTGCTGCCCGGATGCTTGAGGATGATCTGTTCACTGACGCCATTTCCGAGATTAGGGATTGGTGTCATGAGCAGTGGGAATCGTCACCGATTGATGATGTGAAGGGACGTGAAAACCTTCGCATCATGATCGGCGTCGTCAATCGCTTCGAGAAGATATTCGCCACGCATGTTGAAACTGGCAAGCTGGCCCTGAAGCAGATCAGCGACATTGAGGAAAGGCGCAAACGCCTGCGGCTGCTCAGACGCAGTGCATAGGTCTGCCTGG